ACGGGCGACGAAGAGGAAAATGCTGAATACGCTGATTCCGAAACTGATGAAAACATGGAACTGGCAGATGAAGAAGAACTGGAATCGGAAGATGTTGAAGATGAGAATATGGGTGGAGGAACACACCCTGCTTACGATGATACAGAAGGTAAAGCATACCTTCGTACTCTTGATGGTGCAGGTAATCAAATTGGAGAACCAGCAGACCGTATAGTAATTAACAACGGAAAGCCTACTTCAACTGATATGCCGGTAGTTAAGGCATTTAGCAACGGAGAGTTTGATACTCTAAACCTTTCTAATTCTAACATTGAAAAGGCATACGAAGCATTCCGTCAAGAACAACTTGAATCACTTGCATACGATAACCTACGAAAGTCTTTTGAAACTCGCTTTGAGTCTGAAAAGGCAAACCGTGAGAATGTCCTAGCAAAGTCTCAATATGACGCACAGGCTGAAATTGCTTCCATGAAGCAAGAGTTTAGCGACCTACGCAAGTCTCTTACTGCTGAAAAGGATTCTATCATTAAAGCACAAGAAGAGTCAGTAATTAAGATGCCAAGTATTGATGAGATTTCATCAATGGATTGGTCAGATATTCACAAGATGGTGAACAACAGATAAGGTGATTAACATGACAGGATATATTAACACAATAGCAGATTTAGAAGCACAAACATATGGAATGAATCTTCCAGCCGGTAATGCCTTGCTAAAGCAAGCAGGTATGGTTGGTGGAATACACACAGGACACGACGGTTCTCCGTCATTTAGCGGTTCAGCCGTTTCTGATGTATCAGCACTATACAATGTAGTTTACGGACAAAAGGTTTGGTCTATGCTAAACCGTGAAGTTAACGCATTGTCTATGATTTCAAAGCGACCTTACACTTCAAGTGGATGGAGAGTACTAAAGAGCAGACCTGCGGGTGGCTCTGGCAATCTCTTTACAGTTGATAAAGCAGATACAGCCCTTTCACTAAATGAATTGGGTTCAGATTCACCAAGAGCAGACGCAATTGGTGGTGTTCCAGAAAATGCAGGTCTTTCAACCGCACAAGATGGATTGGGACCAATTGCACCAACTTATGCTCAATTGAACATGAGTCCAAAAGTAGTTGCTCATCAATTTGATTTCAGCGAATTGGCTATGGAAATGGCACAGATTGACGATGGAATCGGAGATATTAGAGCGCAAATGCGTGAAGATATGGGTAAGCACCATGCAGAAGTACAGAACAAGATGCTTGTTATGCCACTACAATTTTATGGTGAATCAGCACTATTGCCTAACATTGGTAACAACTACACTTCTTTGCTAAAGGTAATTACTTCAAAGTCAGAATTAGACCTATTGGATGCTCAATCTGCACTAATGACAGATGGGGCAGAGGCAACAAATGTAAGTCACATTTACGGTACAAACCGTGATGCGGCTTCATTCCTCGATGCAGAAGTTGATGAGGGTACTACTTATGCAGCAACAGGCGTTAGGTCACTAACTCTTACTTTGCTAAATAACATGGTTCGTAACTTGAGACTTGCTGGTGGTTCACCAAAGGTTATTCTAACCGGATATGATACCATTCAAGCAATTGCAGACCTATTGCAAAGCCAAGAAAGATTCATGGATAGAAAGGAAATTGTACCAACAGTTAACGGTGTTCGTGGAACAAAGGGTCAAGAAGTCGGATTTAGAGTAGCAACATACTACGACATTCCACTAATCCCTGTAAAGGACATGACACAAACTGGACTTGCTTCAACTAAACTATCTGACCTATTATTCCTTGATACAGACCATCTATGGTTGTCTGTTATGAAGCCAACTCAATACTTTGAGGATGGAATCGCTAATGGAAACCCATTCGGTGTAGGAACATTAGGAAACCGTGCATTGTACCGTACTATCGGTGAAGTCGGTTGTTCGTTCTTCAAGGGTCAAGGTAAAATAACTAACATACAGTGAGATAAAGGAGAGGATGAAAAATGGCAAAGACACAAGTAATATTAGGCGAAATGAATCTAGAAGGCAACCGAAAGATGGCTTTTGGAACCATAACAGAAGATGCGGCTACAACTGAATTAGTATTGACAGGATGGACTTCTGTTGAAATTATGACTACTGCACCTATGGGTAATGCAGTAAGGGCGGCTGGAACAGCAACTCATTCAATTGATGAAACATTCCCTGTTGCTAGTACAGTAGTGGAAGGAATAAATACAGTTTCTCTTACACTAGACATAGTTTCAGATGAATTGTTAAGTTGGATAGTTATAGGTCAGTGAGGTGTTTTAATTGGCACAAGCACATACAACGGTACTATTAGCAGACCACAAAGGTATTGCTAGACCTAAAGTTTGCGGGGATGAATATGTAGTTAATGCACTAGTTGATGTAACTTCTGTATTAGCATCAGGTTCAATTATACCTGCTAGTGACTTTGGATTGTCAACAATCCATTGTGCAACAATAACCGGATTTGATAACGCTAACGGAATACAACCACAGGTTGAATGTTCAGCAACAGGGGCTTATGAATCAAGCACTTCTCTTGCGCTAATGTTCACTTCACTTGATGGAACAAACGCTACTGTTGCTAATGATGCAAACGGTGGTTCTGTTAGACTTAGAGTTTGGGGCAACCTTTGAGGTGATTAGGTGGTTAAAGTTAAGTTAACGCCTAACTCAACAATTGGGCGATTAAACATAACACCTAACTCACTAATCACAAGAGAAAAAGAAGCAGAAGTTAGCGTTGTCTTTGCAATTAATTGCATTGGCGACCCTAACTATCTGTTTACTTTCTCTGAAGATGACCGTTTAGAATTGGAAAACGCTAATAGTCAACTATTAGACAGTGCTTCAATAGGTTTAGGTATAGAAAATCTATCGGCTAAAATGCTGACTGATACTCTTTTACCACCTAAAGTAGTACCTAAAAAGCGTTCACTACCAAAGATGACTAAGAAGGAATCCGCTAAGGCTTCCTCTAAGTCTTCTCTTGTGTGATTCTAACCGGCAGTGTTAATAGAGAGGCGTAGCCTCCCTAAAACAGAAGGTGATAGCATGGCATTTGGGTGTAGGTCTAGCGGCGTATTAGGCGCAAGTAAATTAATTGTAACAGGTAAAACAAAGTTAGTTAGCATACATGCTGCTCTTTTTATTACCGGCGGAACAGCCGCAACTATCAATGTGTATGACGGTACGGATAATTCGGGTACTAAAATAGCCATGATAAAACATTCGACTAATGGATATTATAATTATGAATATGATATGCACGGAGTTTTGTGCAATACAGGACTATTTTTGGAAGTAATCGAAGCAGGTTCTTCCACAGTTGATGTTTCAGTGGAATTTGCTTGAGGTGTTTAATATGGCAGTAATGAATCATGACACTAGGCTAGTAATGACGATTTTATTCGTTGGTACTGTTAGTGGAGCGAATGTTTATTTCTATGCTTCCTATGGTAGCAATTTCCCATACACTCAATTATCCCACGCAGTTTTATTTGGATTAATCACAGTAGGTGGAATTATGGTTCTTAAAGCAGTGTTTGACTTAGCCCTAAATGATAAGATTGAAATTAGGTTATTAGATAGACGAATAGCGGCTTATTGGGAACGAAAGAAGCGTGATGAGCAACAAAGACAAAGGTTAACAGATACTATGAAACAGTATCAAACCACCTTTAATACACCAGTACCCCTGACACCTGCGTATGAATCTGAAAATACGGTATCGAACCAATTTTTAGCAGAATTACAATGAGGTGATTAAGTGGTATTTGGCGACATAATGGGTTTTAGTGAATCCGATTATGTGTATAATCAGAGCAGAGCGCATTCTGCTGATATGTTTTTTGTCAAGGCTAGATTTTGGTTTTGGGGTCTTTGTGCCACTATATCTAGTTTCTTTATAGGAAATATTATGGGTGTTTTTGACATCAATGTTATGGGTTGGATTTTAGATAATTTATGGCACTCTTGGGAGATATAATATGTCAATGATAGCGGGGTTTGCCGTAGTAGTTACGGAAGCCTGTATTGCATTTTGGAAGAGAGTACACGCAATTAACTTTGGAGTATATGGTGCGACAATGGTTGGTAAAACTACATTAAGTCATCAAATGAGAACAAGGGGAGAAGTACAAACTATTCAAGAAAGGACAGTAGGAATACATAGACCTACTAGAAAAACAATAAAACTAGAAGGAGATGTGCATACTATAAGAAGTTCTGATATAGGGGGAGAAGCGATATATTGGAAAGAATGGGCTAAAGATATGCAAGTTAGGAAACCTAAATATATTATTTTTATGATAGACCATAGGCATTTAGATAGTCCAGCCAATTTAGACCACCAAGTAGCATGGAAGTTTTTAGTTGATATTGTATTAAGTGATAGATGGCCTAGTGGAAAAAGAAAAAGAGATAAAGACTATCCTATGGCAATTGGTATTTGGGCTAATAAGTATGATGTTTGGGGAGAAAAATATAAGTCTAACCGTGAAATAGATAAACATGAAATATTTGAGCCTTTTACTTACGGTATGAGAAAATTAAATGATAAAGGAATACCTACTTACAAATACATAGTTTCAGCAAAGTCAGACCCCGAAATGGTGTATAGAGGAATCACTACAATGATAAAAGATTATTGAGGAATTAACATGTATCAACAACCAAACTTAATAGGAACCAATGTTCCAATGACGCCGCACCAAAGCAATCCAAGTCAAATGCAACCATTTTCTTTGAATAAATTTTTGCCTAAATTACAACAATTTAGAGCCGCAGGGAATATAGCAGAATATAGTTATGATAGTATTAAACCCAAAAAGAAACTAAAAGAAATTAAAAAGATTTTATATCCTGAAAAGAAAAGTTTTCTAAAAATTAAATATAGTTTTAAGTTTAACTTTAAAGACATATGTGTTGTTTGTGGGACTCATCATGTTTGGGAATCAGGAGACTTTTTGAGGCCGCCTATACCTTTAGATAAAGTAACTAAAGGAAGGCCACTAAGAGGAACCTATTGTCAAAAACATGCAGGTATTCATAAACAAATGGAAATGCTTCAACAGCAAATTTTAGCAGAAGAACATGGGCTAGATTTTAAAGCATTTATTCCTAAAGCAAGAATGCCAAAGATGTTATCGAGGTCGGGACCATTAACTACTTTATCAAAAGAAGAGGTACTAAATCTTACGGCGGGGGGATGGTTTATTAAGCCACCCGCCATCACAGACAATGAGACTACTATGGCTGAAATAGTCAGGCTAGTAGTTGAAATAGGTTTAACTACCGAAAGATTAAATTTTTTAATAGGAAATAAGGAGGAATAAATATGGGAGTATTCGGAACAAGTAATGGGGCAGTAATGGGTGCAGTAACAGCATCAAATGACCAACAATTTAAGAATGTAAGTAACTTACTTTCTTTGCAAGAAAACCATGTTGAGGAATTTTTTCAGTATCATGGAAAGGAGTTTTTATCTGCTATGGAAAAACTAGTCGAAGATGTTGTGGAAAGAGCAGTTAGTCAAATGTTAACTAAGTTAGTATTCGTGCAAGACTCTACTTCGGGTAATATGAAATTACAGTCGGGTTCTCTATCAGAATTTGAGAAAATCACTCAAGAAAACATCGAATTAGATTTAACAAGACTATTAGATTCAGCAATTAATTCAGAAGTAATTAATCAAAGAAAGATGGCCAAACAACAATACTTAGAATCTCAAGGATTTTCTTCTCCACAGGGAGGTCAACAAGTTGGGGTAGGTTTGGCAGTAGCGGGATTAACAGGACAAACACAACAATTCCAACAAATGCAAGGTGCTGCTAATAACGGTAGCGGCTATCCTATTCCACCAAACGGTACAGACGGATATGGTAGGCCATATTGGTTAGATGCTCAAGGTCAAATGTCATATGAGCCACCATCTTCAGGATTAGGTCTAGGAGGCGCAATTCAAAAAGGTGCGGCTTGGGCTAAATGGCTAATGTGATGGTGATTAAATGGAAATAATTTACAGTGGTGCTGGCGGCGCAGCCGTCGAATGGACTACTGAATATGCTAATAAACAAATGCAGTATTATATTTTTAGTAAATACATAGATTCTAGAAAGAAGGATTTGAATGATATTGATAAATACATCGAAGCCGTTCCTAGAATAAATGAAAGATTTGATGCTGATAAATTTAGACAAATAACTACAAAAGCATTTGATGATATTAAATCAAAAAAGATTGGTGATTTTTTAGTATTAAGAGATGAAAGCAATAAATTTTACTTCAAAGACTTAGTACAAAATTATACAATTGAAGAACTATCTAGAGATAAGACACTAGATAAAATAACAAGAGAAACTGCTAGAGTTGACTTTTCTGATGAAATAGAAGATGGATGGACTAACGATTTTAACAGTTACTTTAACACTTTATGGGAAACTAAAAAGACAGAAAAAGACCCAAAAAGTAAAGAACAAGTAATGCCTGAAAAGGAAACAAAAACCAAGACAGGTCGAAAAACTAGAAGAGTTATTATTCTAGATGAACAGGAGTTAAAACCTGAATTGCCAAATAAAGGCGCACCTAAGAATAAACTTGAAAAACTAAGTGACTTAGGTTTTGATTGGATTTATGGTCAAACTATAATAGGGCGAGATATTAATTTAAAAGACACTAAGGTAGGTCATGAAGATGTTATGCGATTCGGTAAAGAAGGAAGACCAGCACAGATTATTGATGCTGATTTAATGCAATCATTCGATAAGTTCTATAATAGGGCTAAAAGAGAAAAAGGAACAGGGGCTACTGCTCCTAAACATGTATTCGATTTACCTTTTGTTTTTACAAGGACTCTCTATTTCATAGAAGAAATTAAAGAAGATTTAGATAATTGGTTAAAGAATGCTAAAAAACAAATAGATGAAGGAAAAATGTCGTTAAGCAAGCCTTTTTCAGAATATGTTAAAAAAATAGATAGGTACTACAAGTTAACTAAACCCATACGAGAAGAAATGAAAAAAGAAATGGAAGTATATGACGAAGTTGACAAAGAGTTTGATGATATAGAAAATAAAATAAGGAAAGGCATTCTTCTTAGTGAAAAGGAATTGGCCCGAATAGATAAAATTAAAATTACAGAAAGACCTACATTAAGATTAGATTTAGACGAAGATGAAGAAGATGAAGAAGAATCTGATAAAAAAGATGAAAAGGAATCTGATGAAGAACCTGATAAAGTTTCAAGAAAAGAAAGATATGTTGAAACAGGCGAAGAGATAGTATTTAGTGAAGAATACGAAGCCAATAAAGAAAATTTAAAGGATGAAAAGGTCATAAAACATTTACTTGAAACCTTTTCTTATGCTACATCAGCATATGATGATATAATCGAAGATAAGTGGAAAGGTTGGTTAGGACAATATCAAAAATTAGGTAAG